CAACTATACTTGAGATGGATACTGTAGAGGCAGCAGCAAAGTATGAAGATGAGTCAATGGACTTTGTGTTCTTTGATGCCCACCTAACAAGGCAGCAACTGATAGACGAGATGAATGCTTGGTATCCCAAGATCAAGCAGGGTGGTCTGGTCATGGGTCACGACTACCACACAAGGGATACTCGCCACGCTGTGTTTGAATTTCGAAAGGAGCATAACATAACAACTCCATACTACAACTATGACGTGACCTTCCTATGGAAGAAAGCATGACAATCAAATACATACATGTCAACCAGCATATCATCCGTTCCAACATGAAGAACGGAACCAACGAACCAGTCCTGACTGTCAAGGAAGGACGCAGCAATACCTATGGCCACCAAGTGGAGATACATGGTCCATCCACGGTCATCTATGGTGGCAGCGATAAACCCATTCTGCCTTGTGGCGCACGAGTCGTCATCAAGACAGAAGCAGACATTACAATCACGTGATTGACATCCCAATCCCGTTCGACTATAATAGATGTTCACTTGAGGAACAGCACATATGAATGAAGAAACCCCCACGGAGAACGGTCTGTTCTCTACCGATCCTGCATATGGCAAGTCAGACAAGAGTCTGGTTGCTATTGTAGGACATGGCACAATGGGCAAGGCAGTAGAACGATCTCTTGCTCCGCATGTCGAACGCTTTCTTGTAGATCCAATCTATAACGTCACCATCGACCAACTCACTGAGCGTGAACCATCCCTGTCCTTTGTATGCACACCTGCTTCCCTTGCTGACTACTCTGATACAGTCGATGCTGTGTTGAAGTTGATACGCACCACTCAGTCAGCAGTCGTGCTCAAGACTACACTGGATATAAACACACTGGATAAGTTGGTGCGCACACTCGTTGGCGATAATACTATCAACCGATTTGTATATGCACCAGACCTGTCGTCTGACAATAACACCGATGACGATTACCTCAACCCCAAGTATATGATACTCGGTGGTATGGAATCATCGTGCAACGAGTTGCTCAACTTCTTCCATTGGAACACATTGATGACGCTTCCAAAGAATCAGAAAGAAGATGGCGGCATACACATATGCGCACCTAATGAAGCAGCACTGACATTCTATGGCATCCAAGCATACCTGACAACCAAGACTATGTTCTTCTCTGAACTGTCGACCATTGTCTCAGGTATGGAAAGCATGGGTGTGAACTTCCCCGTCACCGCAAGGGCAGTTATCGCTGACCCTCGCATTGGCAAGACAAACTGGTTCTCTGTCGGAGACATTGACACCTCTGCTATCGAAGCAATTGTCGCAATGCATGAGGGCAGTTTGCCACTGCTCGAAACAATCATCAAATCAAATGAAGAAGGATAAATTATGTCAAGCGTAATGGACAAATTGAAGAAGAACAGCAAGATCAAACTATCAGCACCGTTGAAGGAATCTAAATTCTTTGGCACCAAGGTAGGCATCGACACTGGTGTCCCCATGATCAACGTCGCACTGAGTGGCGACATCGATGGTGGTCTGGTCAGTGGACTAACAGTCCTCGCTGGTCCATCCAAGCACTTCAAGACCTCGTTTGCTCTGCTCATGGCAGCAGCATACCAGCGTACACACAAAGACGCAGTCGTGTTGTTCTATGACAGTGAGTTTGGTTCACCCCAAGCATACTTCGAGACATTCGGTATCGACACCGACCGTGTACTGCATACACCTATCACCAACGTCGAGGAGTTGAAGTTCGACCTCGTCCACCAGTTGGAAGAGTTGGATGCGAAAGACAAAGTATGTATCGTCATCGACTCTATCGGTAACATGGCATCCAAGAAGGAACTGGATGATGCACTGAGTGAGAAGGGTGTGGCAGATATGACTCGTGCCAAAGCACTCAAAGGTCTGTTCCGTATGTGTACTCCGTACCTTACAATGAAGGACATCCCGATGCTTGCCATCAACCACACATACAAAGAGATCGGTCTGTTCCCGAAGGACATCGTCTCAGGTGGTACTGGTATCATGTACTCCGCAGACAACGTCTGGATTATCGGTCGTCGTCAGAACAAGACAGGCACAGAGATAACAGGATATGATTTCGTGGTCAATGTCGAGAAGTCTCGCATGGTACGAGAGAAGTCGAAGATACCAATCTCTGTTTCTTGGAGTGGTGGTATCGAGCAGTGGTCTGGTCTGTTGGACATTGCTATTGCTGGTGGGTATGTTATCAAACCAAGCAATGGTTGGTACCAGCGAGTTAACAAGGAGACTGGAGAGGTGCTCGACGGTAAACTCCGTGAGAAGGAAACTATGACTCCTGAGTTCTGGACACCTATCTTCGAGACGACAGACTTCAAACAGTTTGTCAAAGATTCATATCAGATTGGTGGCGAGATTGCCATGTTGGAGTTAGACATATGAAGGCACTACTGATCACAAGCGCAGGTGATGGCATGCGTTGGTACGCTGACAAGGTTGGGGAATTGGTTCCCCTGCTTGCTATTGAGCGCACAGAGTATATGTCGCGTGAACCAGCAGGATACACCAACTTTGTACAGTTTGCAGACGCAGAGATAGTTGAGGTAGACGATGTCGCAAGATAGTGATGAAGGTTCACTTGAACTCGAACCCGTACACCTGCACGATGGTGACATGGAACAGTTGACGCTTGTTGATGGCGTCGACTTTATTCTGTCTGAAGACCCCACGACAGAGGATGATGATGGCAAATGGGTCGCACAAATACTCGAAGGCACATATCTTGATTGGGTTGTGCGCTTCCCCCGTGTCGTTCTCGACAAAGGCGAACTCGACTTCAACTATGAGGTCTTGTTTCACCCACCGTTTTATGAAGGTTATGAAATACACGAACACGATGTGGCAAACTACATGGGCGAACTACTCTCAACTGTGCTGCTCGGACTACAAGAAGGAAAAGACGGATTGATATACTTCGACCAAGAGACAGGAGAGCAAATTGACATCTGATATGCCCAGTATGATATTGAAGCAGTTCTTCACGAACGATGCCTTCATGCGCAAGGTTGTTCCATTCATGGAACCAGCATACTTCGAGGGAACACATCTGTTCCTGTTCAAAGAATATGTACAGTATGTCGCCAAGTATAACGGACTGCCATCCCAAGAAGCATTCCGTATCTCCCTGAGAGAGTCCGAGAATCCCGCGAGTGATCAGATCTTTGAACACGCAATGGATATACTCCCTGATCTCTTCACAGAGGATAAGATAACAGACCCTGAGTGGTTGTTGACCAACACAGAGAAGTGGTGCCAAGACCGCGCACTATTCAATGCTGTCATGGAGTCTATCTCTATCATTGATGGCAAGCACCAGACAATGACGAAGAACGCATTGCCAGAGATACTGTCGAAGGCACTCGCTGTGACGTTTGATAGTAATGTCGGACACGACTATCTGACCAGTGCTGATGATCGCTTTGACTTCTACCATAGAGTCGAAGAACGTGTCCCCTTCGATCTTGAATATCTAAACATCATCACTAAAGGTGGTCTTCCTAATAAGTCCCTGAATGTAATACTCGCAGGCACTGGCGTTGGTAAGTCTTTGTTCATGTGCCATGCTGCTGCCGCTGCGCTCTCTCAGGGAAAGAACGCACTGTATATCACGATGGAAATGGCAGAGGAGCGAATCGCAGAACGTATTGATGCCAATTTGCTTGATACGCCACTGGATAAGATTGTTGACCTCAGTCGTGAGTCGTTCACCTCGAAGGTCGATAAGATAGCAGCGAAGACGCATGGTAAACTCATCATAAAGGAGTACCCCACATCACAGGCACACGCGGGTCATTTTCGTGCGCTACTGAATGAACTGAAACTCAAGAAGAAGTTTCAACCCGATGTCATCTTCATAGACTACCTGAACATCTGCGGCAGCAGTAGGATCAAGCAGGGTGGTTCTGTTAATTCGTACACTTTCATCAAGAGCATTGCTGAAGAACTTCGTGGGTTAGCAGTGGAGTTCAACCTGCCTATCGTGACAGCAACACAGACGACACGCAGTGGGTTTGGCAACTCCGACATCGGACTCGAAGACACCAGTGAGTCGTTTGGATTGCCAGCGACTGCCGACTTCATGCTTGCGCTTATTAGCAACGACGAGTTGCGCGGACTGAACCAGATAATGGCCAAGCAGTTGAAGAACAGATATGCAGATCCAGGTACCAACCAACGCTTTGTGATTGGTGTCGACTATAGCAAGATGAAGTTGTATGACGTTGACCCAGACCAGCAGACACTGGTGAACGATAGTGCGCCAGAGAAGGATACTGGACCAGTGTTCGACCTGACATCTGCTGGTAAGTCTATAGCATCAGAAGGATTTAAGATGTGAAGTGGATTGATG